AGAAAAGAATCTATACGAGAAGAAATCAAAGCATATACAGAGGACTTAGAAAGAGAAGCCGAGAACACTACGTTAGCTAGGTTTATACGTAACTTAGAGAGTAGAATATATGCACAACTAAGCAGACAGCTGGTTGATAGCTTGTTTGGTGAAACTGCATCTGATTTTGGTACTCTAGAATTAGAAGGTAACACTATAGAATATAGAGTAGAAGACGATAAGGTAACACTAATAATTACAGATGAAGAAGGCAATACAACAGAAATTACTGTACCTCTCGGTTCTTTTACTTTCTAGTTGTTCTTTAATTATACCGCCTCTAGATAACGGCATACCACCAGTTAGATCTATTGAATTAGCTCAAGTTGGTAGTTTGCTCACAAAATTATCAGAATCACCAGAACCCGAAAGAAAACCTGTAGTCGCTATATATGGTAAATCTTTCAAAGATGATACAGGACAGCGCAGATCTAATAGTCAGTACGCTAGTTTTAGTACGGCAATAACACAATCTCCTGATGCGTATCTAATTAGGGCCTTAAAACATTCAAATGTCTTTGATGTGGTGGAAAGAAAAGGTTTAGATAATTTAACAAAAGAAAGACAATTAATACGTACAACTAGAGAATCATTTGATGAAAAACAAAAAGTTAAACCGTTGCTTTTTGCTGGTCTTATTATGGAAGGGGGTGTAATAGGTTATGAAACTAATATAAAATCAGGTGGTGCTGGTGCTAGATATTTAGGTATTGGAGCCTCTAAGGAGTATAGACAAGACTCTGTAACAATTTCTTTGCGTACCGTATCTGTTAGTACAGGGAAAATATTATTAGAAGTGCTAGTTTCTAAGTCAATATTAAGTGCTGCTGTCTCTTCTGATGTGTTCAAATTTTATTCAAATAATACCGAATTAGTTGAAATTGAGAGCGGTATGGTAGAGAATGAGTCTATAAATATTGCTTTACAGATGGCTATCGAGACGGCTGTCTTACAAACAATAGAGGAAGGATATGAACAAGGCTATTGGAAGAAAAAGAACGGTAATTAGCTTATTGTTTTTAATTATATCTTTGAATGTGGTGACAGCAGACAACGAGGTATATATAACGCAATCAGGTGCAACGTCTAACTTAGATATAGAACAAGTTGGTGGTAGTGGTAACATTATTGGGGGATCGGATGCTGCGGCAGGACCCTCTAATATGACACCATTAGATTTAGATGGTGCAACTATGACCTTAGATATATTGCAAAAAGGTAATACAAATAAATTTCTTGGTGATATATGGGCCGATACTTATACAGGCTACTTCTCATTTATTGGTGATACCAACACTTTTAATATGTCTACAGATGAAACAAATGCAACCGGAGCTGATGGCTCTAACGTGAATGTCCAGGTTACGGGTAGTACGAACACTATGACTTTGAATCATGCTATGACTGCACTAGCAGCAAATTTAGATTTAGATTGGATCGTACAGGGTTCAGGAAACACAATAACATCATCTATAGATGTGGATGGCGCAACTAACTATATGGATATTGATGGTAATGATAATACCGTTACCTATGATGGAGATGGTTATGCTGGTGGATATTTTTACCTAGATCATACAGGGGCATCAAGAACATTTAATATAGATCAGGAGTCTACATCTGATAATGACTGGCTTAAAATTACATCTGCTGGCTCTAATGGTACTGTTTGCGTTACTCAGTCAGACGCAACAACTTCATTCGTCTGTTGATATAGGATCTATATCTGAGCTTAGAGGCAACGCACAAATTCTCAGAGACAAAACTTACGGGGCTGAATTACAATTTGATATTCAACAAATGGATGATGTCCGTACAGAAGCGGGCAGAGTTGCCATAACATTTGAAGATAGCTCTAAAGTCAAATTAACCGAACATTCCAAACTGGTTATAGACGAATACATATACGATCCTGATCCATCTAAATCAAAGATGGCACTTAAATTTGCTAGTGGTACTGCAAGATTCATTACAGGTAAATTTAATAACAAAAGTAATATATCTATACGCACACCTACCGCAGATATAGCTATTAGAGGTACAGACTTTACTTGTACGGTAGATGAATTAGGCAGATCTCTTGTCATACTATTACCAGACGAAAACGGTATATCTAGTGGAGAAATTATAGTATCTACCGGTATGGGTAGCGTGACACTAAACAAACCTTATCAAGCAACTACGGTATCTGTTTTTGAAAACAATCCTACAGCACCTGTAGAGCTAGATATTACATTAGATCTAATAGACAACATGCTTATTGTTAATCCTCCCGAACAAACACAAGAATCTTTGGAGCAAACACAAACGCAAACTTCCGCAGATTACTTAGACTTTAATGATCTTGATATAGACTTTCTTAACGAAGATTTTTTAGATGCAGAAGAAGAATTAGAGTTTACAGAATTAGATGTAAATTATTTAGATGTTAATTTTCTTGAAGATCTACTTAATGTTCTGGATGCACTAGCTATAACAAAAGAAGAAGACTCTTTGAAGCAAGGTGGTGTTGGTATACGTATTGTTGGTACAGAAATAGGACAAGATAAAGATACTCAGATAACTACAATCATATCTGGTCAAAACATAAGTCTAACAAGAACCGTTAGTCAAAGTGCTAAATTAGATTTAGATGGATCTGATAGTTATACAATTATACTTATACAAGATGGAGTAACTAATACGGTTAAAATAAATGGTGGATCTTCAACTACAATAAAAATTAAACAAGGGTCAGGATGAAAAAAACAATAATATTTGTAAGTTTATTTATATTGCTTGGTGCAGCTTATTATTTTCAACCTACGGCTTATGAAATATTAAAGTTAAAAACTTTTGATTCGTTGGTAACAGACAAGCAACCTTCAGGTAATTTTGTAATTCTTAATATAAATGAGAGTGATATTACTAATGAAGGGGGCTATCCTTTGTCTAGGCAAACATTAGCTCAAATACACATTAATTTATTAAGAAAAGGTGCTTTAGGTGTAGGGTGGGTTATAGCCTTTCCACAACCAGACAGATTTGGTGGTGATTTTGAATTTACAGAAGCTTTAGGTTTTTCTCCAAGTGTTATTGCTATGTTTGAGGGAAAGGGTGATTATCCACCTACTTCTGGGACAGTTATTCTGGGACCAGAGAGCGGAGGCATTATGTCTGAAGGTGTAATACAAAATATAGATATTTTAAAAGCCAACGCTAGTCAGGGTTTAGCAGTAGCCAGGACAGATGTAGATAATTTGGTTCGTAGACTACCTCTTTTAATGCGTACACCTGACGGTTGGGTATCAACATACGGTACAGAAGTTTTAAAAATTTTAACTGGAGCTGATACTTACATTATAAAAACAAATGATAATGGTCTAGAAGAAGTAAGGGTAAAAGGGTTGCCTTCAGTACCAGTAGATTCATTAGGTCGTAAATGGGTAAGTTGGGTTAACACACCACAAACTAATCTTGCTGAAATGGATGTAGAAAATAAATTTGTTTTTGTAGGGTTTACAGCAAAAGGGATTATGCCTCAAATTGCCACACCCGCAGGTTTGTTAGAACCGCACAAAATACAAGCAGCATTAGCAGAAAGTATATTGATACAAGATAGCCCTTACATACCTGATTATGCACTTGCTTTAGAAATATTAATTTTTTTGTTTTCTGTAGTGTTTGTTTGGCTTGCTCTGAATGTTTTTGGTATAACCGCTGGTATATCATTCTTTGGTGTAGTTTTTGCGTCTACGGCCTTTTTTGGCGTTTATACAATACAAAAGGGAGTATTGATTGATGTCACTTGGAGTTTAATATCTCAGTTTATTACTGCAAGTGTTGCTTTTTACATAAGATTCAGAGAACAATACAAATTAAGACAACAGATTAAAAAACAATTTGAGCATTACTTAGATCCTAGACAGGTGAAGGCTTTGCAATCTAATCCGAGTCTACTAAAGTTAGGTGGTGAAAAAAAAAGATGTACTTTTTTATTTACTGATGTTCGTGGATTTACTGCTATGAGTGAAAGTATGGAACCTGAACAAGTAACTCAAATTATGAACAAAGCTCTTACAATTCAATCAGATGCGGTTAAAAAGTATGGAGGTATGGTAGATAAGTATATAGGTGATGCCATGATGGCTATATTTAATGCACCTTTAGATTTAGATAATCATGAGCAAGCTGCCGTTATGTGTGCTAAAGAAATACAAGATAACTTTAGATCTTCTGATGTTGGAGTTGAAATAGGTGTAGGTGTTAATACTGGTGAAGCTGTAATTGGGAACTGTGGGTCATCTACTAGATTTGATTATACGGCTATTGGATCTGCTGTAAATATAGCTGCTAGATGCGAATCTAGTTGTAAAACTGTAGGCAAAGATTTAATAATTGCAGAGGAAACTGCAAAAAATTGTGGTTTTGAGCTAAAATCATTAAAACCAATAGAAGTTAAAGGTATTAGTAAACCTTTAAAAATATTTACTTTGGAGGATATATGAAAGCACTACTTAAAAATTTAGTTGGATCAGTAGCACCAACCTTAGGTACAGCACTAGGAGGCCCTATGGGTGGTATGGCTGCAAACATGATCGCAGATGTATTGGGTTGTAAAAACGAACCCAAAGAAATACAAAAAGCTTTAGATAATGCAACACCCGAACAGATGCTTGAGTTAAAAAAAGCTGAAGCTGATTTTGAAGTTAAGATGAAAGAGCTAGAGGTGGATGTATTTAAACTAGAAGTACAAGATACACAAAACGCTAGACAAACTTTTTCTAAAGATTGGACCGCTAGGATTATAGGTATATTTGTAGTAGGTGGTTTTATGGGATACATATTCTTAGTAACTATTCAACCTCCAGAACAAAACTCAGAGGCTTTAATTAATTTAGTACTCGGATACTTAGGTGGCCTAGCTTCAGCAATTATTAGTTTTTATTTTGGTGCTTCTAATACACCAGGAAAGGACGACTAAAATGAACATATCTGAAGAAGGTATATCTTTAATTAAAAACTACGAAGGATGTAAGCTAGAGGCTTATCAGGATTCTGTAGGGGTTTGGACTATTGGCTTTGGGCATACAAAAGATGTAAAAGATGGCGACCAAATTAACCAAGACGAAGCTGAACATTTATTAAAAGAAGAAATGCCTGAGTATGAAGGTTATATTAACGATATGATTAAGGTGCCGTTAGATCAATGTCAGTTTGATGCGTTAGTTTGTTGGGTATACAACTTAGGACCAACTAATTTAAAAGAATCTACTTTATTACGTATTCTAAATGAGGGAGATTATGGTGGCGTACCAGAACAAATAAAACGCTGGAACAAGGCTGGTGGTGTTATTTTAGGTGGATTGGTTAAACGTAGAGAAG